CCGGCTTTCGCCTTTCCCTAATGACGCGGAGCGCCTAGATACGCGTTTGAAAATATTCCCACCCCGCACTCTTTCGAGAGGAGCAGGTGTTGTGGATATATGAAACCAACTATCAAAGCACCAATAGTTAGTCGTCTTGAAATTAAGTCTTCATCTCTCCTACTTTTGATAAGTAGGTTAAGGATAATAAGACAAGAAATACTTGTAGGGAGCAATGCCCCCAATTACATGTGGTTACCTAAGAGCCGGCATGCCTAATCAGTCTAAAGAATCCATATTGTCCGGTACACGTTTATTTTAGTGTTCCCGAATGGATCCCGTTTAACCGCTGCATGATCACCCCTTAACTTCTGCGTTCGCATACTAGGATTATTCGTCCTAATAACCGTTTGTAAAAGTAATTTGGGTCTGGTCGGGTTTTAATCCCTCAGCTGGTTGCTCGGCAAAGATTGAGTCCAGCACGCCAGTGCTTATTAGAGCCTTAAATTTCATTTAAGTTTCTTCTAACTTTCCGCCAAGAACGCCATCGCGCGAGCCACTCTCCACCTCTGACAAAATCAGTAGGCGAAGGAGAATCTCGACGTATAGTAAGATCAGGAGCTAACCCAAGACCTTCAATATCTTTCTCAAGGCTTTCAACCCTTGATACTAGAACGGCTAGCCGATCTAAAGTAAGATCAGCTTCTATAAGAGAAGTTAATTCTCGTTCAAGCCCACGTAGTTCACTATGTAGGTCAAAGAAAGAATCTCGATAGCAAAATTCTATCATACCCATCAAAGATCTTAACTGATCTTGTGATAAGGTTCCCGCGTCCCGAGTCATCCAAATTGCATCTGGATTGGCTCGTACAGCACGAGGCCATAATGATCCTGAATACTTAGGATCCCCAACAAATAAGAACTTAGGCAATTGCCACGGTTCATATTTAGTGGTTCCATAGTGAGCCCTAGTTCTATCGACTTCCACTAATTTAGTGAGAGCTTTAGCGCGAGGCAATAAATCTATTACCCGTTGTCTAATTGACGCAGCAAGATCTTTAACCCAGATTAAATCCGGATACTTAAAGTCTTTGCCACCAGAGGCCATCCAATTAAGGAGGTCTCCTTCGAACCCAGGTCCCCCAGGGCCGTAGTACGATACTACATAACCCTGAAGGCGACGTGGTAAAACTGACCATGACTGGTTAATCCTAGAAATGGATCGGTATCCAAATCCCAAGAGAGCTAAACCTTGAGATAAGGATAGTTGATACTTACGTACCAATTCCAGCCACGCTGGCAATGAACCAGCAGCAGAGAGGACCTCTAATAATGCTAACGGTCCTACAGAGAAACCTCCGTAGTAAACTCGTTTCGCAAATTCAAGGACCCCTCGTCCTGATGAATCATGAACAGATTTCGAAAGTTGGATTCCAACCCCTAGACCTGACATAATTTTCAGATAGGTATCGGCTACTAGCCGGTCAGCTATCACTATGTCATCTCCTAAGAGAGCATAGTCCTCG